GAAGGATTTGATACCCTAGCGATATACGCCATCATCTTCTCAGCATCGGGAGTGATACTTACAAATTTAACGTCCATAATTATAAAATAAGTTTCTTTCTAGGTGGAGTTGCAATAGGAGCAAACATCTGATTATACTGATCAACAACTTCATCTTGAGTCTCAGAAATATAAACAATATACCTCTTAACTATTTCTAACTGAGTCTCCCTTGCTTTAAGAAGAGGTGACCAAGGAGCAAATCCTACTTGCCCATCACCTTGAGGAACAGCAAAGATAGGATTCTGAATGATAATAAAATCATCAGTTTCCTTAATAAGATCTGCTATTACGTCCTCACCAGACCACATACGAATTAACTTTACATTCATTGACCGAATCCTTTTGAGCTTTTTTTCAAATTAATAAGTTGTTCTTTAAGAATCCTTAATTGACTTTTCATCAATTTTACTTGCTCATCGTCATAAAGATGATCTTTCTTAAGATTTCTCTCAAGAAGAGCAATTAATCTTTGTGTTTTAGAACTCATTAACGTTATTTCTTTCAATATATTATAACATAAAAAAAGAAGGGGTACAACCCCTTCCTTCTCTTCTTAGCTATTCCTAGAATTAAGCAACAAGAACACGTTTGTGTCCTTCAGAATCAACAAGGAATTTTACACCACGGTAAGATTCTTGATGTTCTGCTGGATTTGTTGCCTGATTAGGACGATGCTCAGTGTCGTATGTGACACCACGATAAGTGACTTTTGCCATTGGGTTTCTCCAAAGTAGTAGGGGTTTTAATCCGTTCCTTTAGTCAACTTCTGCGTCCCATAAACATCCTTGAGTGCTACCTCTTACCATTTGAACCAATTCGGTTCTATATTCAGTCGAAGGTGATATCTTAGTGATAATCCCCTTCGCCTCTTCACAAGTTAAAATAGTAGCGAGTAGTATGTCCATAAGATGAACGATCCGTTCCGAGTCGGCTTACTTGCGACCTGAATGTATCAGGTTGAACGATTGTGTTAATAATAACACATTTGAATTATTTAGTCAAGTCAATATGTCTTTTTACTACATCGACCCTACAGAGCAAAAAAATTGCCGAATTTTTTGTCGGCATATTTTGGAATTAAAAGTTGATTTTGGTTTCACCCCTTTCTTCTTTTCTTCTTTCCTGCTTGCTTATTCCTATACCCCCATAGTTTTGGACTTACAGTTCCTTGACCATATTGAATATCCCTTAAACCTTTTTTAAACTTATCATAATACATATCAAATAAGTTAGTTTTAGTTCCTCTAGTCAAATCATATTTAACCTGATCATCTAAGGTATAAGTTACAATATACGCATCTGTAGGTGCATCCAATGCAGAAACATCTTGAAGAGATCCATTCTCAACTAACATTTCACATCCATATTGAGATTTAATCTTACTTTTTTCTTCAGTAGTCCAAATCTCTTCTTTCTTTACAGGTTTTTTTAACTCTGTAGTTTCTGTAGTTTCGGTAGTTTCTTTACTCATCCTCTTCCTCCCCATGTAATATCAGGATATGCTTCAGATACATTTTCCTTTGTAATCTTGTACTTATCAGTTAATTTACCATCCTTAACTAATATAAGAATCTCTGCTTCTAATGGATGCAATCCTTGAAGTATGTTAATAAACATAGATTCTCTACGAAGAGAACTCATACCAGGATTACCACCCTTTAAAAAGTTATAAAACTTTTGAAATTCTTTACGAATAGATGTCTGACCCTGATCTTGAGATCCAAGAGAAGAACTTCCCATTTCGGTCATTTTACCAACAGCATCATCTATCTTACCTGATAATGAACCTGATTGAGTTTCATCTTCTATATTACTACCATAGGGAACTTCTCCCTCTGGCAAAAGAGTTTCGATTGTTTCGTCAAAATTCCATATAAACACTGCCTTTAAAGAAGGATCACCATATCTTTGGAGAACCTCTACCTTCTTTGCATTGCTTCTCATCTTAGAAGCAGCATTAAGAACCTCATATGCAAAAGGATTCCTTGGTAAATCAGGAACCTTTTGTGGTGCTGCTTTAGGTTTTGTTGCAGTAACCTTTTTAGTTGTTGCTGCTTTCTTTCTAGTCGTCGTTGTCTTCTTCGTTGTTGTCATAATTTTCAAATCTAAATGCTACAATTTCGTCGGGAAGTAAATTACCATTACCATCGAACATTTCAGGATGCACTTTAACATCATGATAGTTCATAAAGTATTCTCTGGCAACCCATCCACCAATCGCTCCTACTATGAGAAACAGTATCGTTAGAAAAGACCCGAAAACTAAACTTATCGCTAACATCTGTCTGCCTCCTATGGTGAGTGTGGTGATATGTAATGGTTTACTTTGCTTTTTACCTCCCGTTAGAATGAATTCAAAACCACGATCAATATCATAATCTGGTTTATTTATAGGTTTCTTAGACGATTTTATTTTCTCTAAGAAATTTGACAGTCTCTGTACAACCGCCAACTTTTTGCCTTTCTCCTGTGTCATCGCAGACTACTTGAGGAAATGTTGATCCTTGACCAAACTCGGCATAAAAATCTTCTCGTGTAAAATCATCCTCTAGATTATACACAACATGTTCTAGTTTTGTCAACCTCATCACTTCCTTTACTTTATCACAATATGGGCAACCTTCCCTACTATAAATCGTAAAATTCATTTTCGATATTAGTTTTAAAAAATTATTTAGTAGTTATTATAACACAAATTATATTGAGTTAGACGCAAAATATCCTTCTGCTGATACTTCCCTTGTTCTCTTAGTAACTGCTACTGCTGTTGGAATATAGTTTGCAGTATCCTTAGCAAGTACAATCTCATCAATAAGTTCTCTACCTAAAATTGTATTAGCAGTTATAACAGTTGTATTACCAATACTAATATTAGAACTTGCATCCATAATTTGAATTCTTCCTGTATCCAAAGTAATTCCATGACTAAAATTAAATCTATTACTACCAGTTCCCCACAATATACTTTTATCAGTAGTACCTTTAATTACTATACCACCGTTATTTGCCATTTCATCAGTCGGATCACCTAATAAGAATTGTGCATTAGGATCACTGCCATTACCACCAATACTATTTGATAATGTAATCGTTGATGAAGCAACAGATACTATTTTAGTTCCTGCAAGTAAATTTAAATTACCAGTAGCATTTGTTAGAGTAATAGGAAGTCCATCTTGTAAATCATCAATATAAGTAATACCAGTAACTATACTTGATCCAGCACTTATCGATCCATTAAAAGTACTATCAGTTGAATATCCTAAAACAATATCTTTTGATTTTACTGTTAATTGAGAATTTGTAGTTATTGATAAATCACCTTTAATTTTAAGATGTCCAGTAAACGTAGATATTCCTATCGATCTTATATTTCTAACATTATCAATATCTTCATTATAATTTACACTATTAATCTTAGCACTGCTGGTAATAATAGCATCGCCTAATACATCAAACTTAGTAGTAGCGGATCTCCCCACTCCAACATTACCATCAAATCTAGAGTTACCAAGAACAACAAAATCATCACTAGTAGGTAATCCACTTACCTCATAGAATAATTGTCCATGACAAAGGAATGTTACCTTTGATCCAGGATTAGAAAATCCAACTAAAGATTGACCTGGACCTAATTTTATATCTGGTCTAGTATATGTTTGTCCTGGTCCTATCTTAAAACCAAAATCCAAATATTCTGTACTATCAAAATCCTCCAATCCAGCATCGGAAAGACCAAGTTTTACTGTTGCTACATCAGGACCTAAATTACAAATAGATACTGTTACTTTAGATTCGGATCCTGAAGGAGCAGTATATATCGCTTGCTTTGTTGCTCCAGTAGATACTGTATGACTTAAAACTCCTGATCTTACAGGGTTTATAATATCATTAGTTGTTTGACCATAAAATAAAAAGTTTACATCAGTTTCAGTTGATCTTACAACCAACTGTTGTCCAGCACCTAAATAAAGATTCTCAGTTTCAATTACTTCCCCATATTTAATATATCTGTTATACTCAAAGTATCTTATATTACTACCATCTCTATATCCAATCTGAATTCTTGATGGGTTATAATTCTTACTACCAACAGTTATCTTACCTACAGTTAACTTGTTAGCGTCTCCAGTATGAAGATCGACAACTGAACCTACTGCTGGTATAATAGAATTTAGTAAACCAAACTGAGCCGACATCTATCTCAACCGAATACAATTTTAAATATTTATATGATTATACTAACAGGGTCAAAAGGATTTATAGGTCAGAACTTTCTTAAGTATCTCATAGAGCATTCGGATGAAGAGATCGTCACGGTTGATGAGCACGATTGTTGGGATTGGATAGCATACTTTAAGGACTGGGATAAGGTATCCCTTATACTACACCAAGGAGCGATCTCAGCAACGACAGAAACAGATATAGATAAACTCCATAGAACTAATGTTTGGTTCACTATAGAACTGTTTGAGAAGGCAATAGAGCATCAAATAGATGTTAAATTTGCCTCATCAGCATCGGTATATGGCAACACAAGAAAAAGTTTATGGGCAACCACACCGAATAAAATATCTCCACTAAATTATTACGCAATTACTAAGTTACAGATTGATTATTACATACAAGACAACTTAGATAAGTTCTCATCTATTCAGAGTTTTAGATACTTTAATGTGTATGGAGAAGGAGAAGATAAAAAAGGAGATCAGGCAAGTCCAGTACATAAGTTTACCAAACAAGTAAAGGAAACAGGTAAACTAAAACTGTTTGAGGGTTCAGGTAAATATCTAAGAGATTTTATTTGGGTTGGAGATATAGTAGAAGTCGTTCTTAATAATGACAAACCATCTGGGATCTATGA